ACATAATTTTGTCATTTTTTTCCTCCGTTACGAAATATTTGTGTTCCTTTTATACCATAAATCGAAGCCACAACCAAGATCCAGAGATTTGTGAACCATGATGGGAGCTGTGAGAACATGTCGAAAAAGAGCTTTACTTTATCCATAGCAGTTGGATCATCCGATACGACTGCATAAGCTAACACCACTATCGGGGCTGATAAAATTATAAGAACCGCCTCGTCTTTCCAGTCTGATTGTCTGGCTTCTAGCAATTTACCCTGATATTGTTCTTCACCACGGGCCATTTTTTCTGCATGCATTAATTGTGCATCAGACATTGCCATTTTCGTTCTCTGCTTGTTAGCGTAGATTTTACTACCAGCACTAACCGCTAATTTGATTGCACTTAACCACATTGTACTTATCCTTCCTTCGTTGACACATATACTCTATCATTTTTCCAATACAAGTGAAAGCCTTTTCGCCTGACATTTTCCATTTCCATGTTTGTTTCCAGTGAGGTCTTCTAATTTTAACAGGAGACATCGAACCACCAAACAAATCTAAGAATCTTTGTATTATATCTTTATCACACATTTCAACAGAACATTGAAATGATTTTCTATTTTTGCCTTTTCCCCAAACACCAAAACTTCCTTCACCATCGAATATGCCAGCAAGAAAAATTATTTTTTCTTTAGCATCTAAATTATCGTAGGCCGATAAATTTTTTACCAGAGACTTGCACGCTTTTGATTCCTTTAATATCAGACTGCACTCCTGTTTCTCTGTGAGGACATCCACCTTGTTTTAACTTAACTGGTGGGACCTGCGGGTTAGGGCCTCTTTTAGGAGGTGGTCCTTTTTTTACTCCGCCACTTAGTCCTTTACGCTTTTCTTGTTTTTCTAATTGCATCCTTTCCTTTCTTTGCAATAGAAGCAACACCAAATTTACCCATCACCTTTGCACGTTGTTCCATGACCGTTAATATTTGTATCTTTCTTGCAAATGGTTTAGATATCTTCTTAACCTTTGCAACTGTTTTACGAGCATCAGCAGGAGTCGCAAACTTAATTCTAACAGTATCTTTAGGATTCTCATCGGTATATAATCTTCTCCCTGAACCTTTAGGTTTTTTTCCTGTGCCCTTTTTTGGATCTTTCATTAAAATCCTCGTTTCGCTAATTTAGGTTTTCTAATTAGACCGCCTTTAAAGTTTGGTTTTGTTTTTAATTTTTTAGGGTCTGCCATTATATTTCTAATAGTTGCTCTTTTTCTTGCAGCATCTTTAAAAGTGTTTTCTATTAATTTTAAACCTTTTTTAGGCATCTTATTTTTTAAAGCTTTAAGAGTAACATTTTTTACATCTCTTAATTTTTCTAATCTTTCTTGAGCTCTATTTAAAGAAATAGTAGATGGTGAAGATTCTTTTTCCTTATTTTTTCTAAATTTTCTAATTTCTTTTCTACTTTTGTCTACAGCTTTTACAACTTTTTTTAAAACTGGTTTAACAACCATTAACGGGATTTGTATTCTAGGATCTTTAATCATTAGTAATAACCTTATTTTTTCGCAAGTTTCTCCCTCGCCACTTGTAATCTTTGGTCTGATTGATCAGATTGCTCTGATAATTTATCGTACTGGAAGTCTAATCTGTTTGCTTCCTTAGTCATATCTAATTGTGCTCTTAATTCTGTTTCTCTTTCTTTACGTTGCATATCCATAGCTCGTAAATCTATCTCTTGTTGTTTTAATCTTACTAATGGATCGACTTGCCCCGCTTTTGCCTGTATCTCTCCTCTGACTAATTCTTCAGTAATCTCTGCAACAGCAGTAGCAACAGCTGCATCAAACTGAATTTGAAATTGTTGCGGGTTTTGTTGTTGTAAAGCCATCATATTTGGATCTTGCATCAGTTGTTGTCTTACTTCGATCTTTGCTTTGAATGAAATATGGTCTGATATGTGAGCTTGTAACAAAGCGTAAACCTGTGGATTGATTTGTACCATTCTTGATTGCATAAATGCCATGTGAGCAGCAATATGTGCATCGTGATCTTGGAATTCAAACGCTGTTAGTAGTTGCATTTGTAATGCACGTGCATTTTCTTTTCCAGGATCCATTGGTTCTGGTTGTTTTGGTGGTGGTTTTAAAAGATTTCCAATTTGTTTAGTCCCTAAAGCTTCATAAACACGTCTATATGCTTCATGTATGTTGTGAATCTGTGGATTTGACATAGCAACTTGCAATTGTTGCTGTGCAAGCACTACTCTTTGTGCCATTGACATGATATTTGGGTCTGCAACCGGCAAAATATCTACTTTTTGATCAAAATCTACCTGTTTTATCATCCTTGGGCCCCCATAAACATCATATGGATACTCCGGAGGCAGTGCATCTGCCATAATTCTTGCTAAAATTTTAAATTCTAGTCTCATTGCGTAGTAACAACGCTTATGAACACCACTCATGACACGTGAACCACGTTCCATCAGTGCAATTGTAGTGCCAACTGCTCTGTTTTGTGCATCATTACCTACACTTGAGTCTGTTATAGCAGCAAATTTTTGTCCCGCTTGTACTACAAAGCCTAATAATTGAAATAATGTTGTTGATGGTTCTGTAAATGGTAAATTAAAAAACTGATCTCGTATGTTTCCACCCGGTGCATCATTGGTTGGTCATCATCTCTTACTCTAATCCCTCTAGACTTAAATCCAGCAGGTAAATTTTTTAAAGTTCCTGCATCAATCAATTGTCGTAGTGATTGTGTTGCAGCTCTACTTAATCCACCAATCATATGTGTTAAACCAAAACCATAAAAGCCTAGTCCTGGTAAAAATTTGTAATGAACAAAATATTCTATTCGTTTGTAAGCTGGATCATCAGGTCTGTAGTTTCTATAGATAGATAATACTTCACCACTGCCTTCATCAATGGTAACTACGTAAGGAATTTTTATTTTCTTAGCACGGGAATCAAACTTTTCATAATCATCTAAATGAAGATCCACATGCATTTCTAATATTGTATGTAAAAAATCATCACCTGTTTTCTTAACCCCTTCTAATTCATTAATCTTTTTTTGTACGTTGTCCGTTGCATTTTCTCCGGCTTTCGGTAGATCAATGTCTCGATAAAAACCACCAGCCATTAATTTAACAACTTCGTTTTCCGTTAGCCGTTGGACGTGAGTGATTCTATCTGTATCTTTAAGATCTGATG